GCATATTGCTCACATACTTGTCGATTCGACCATGAATGATGAGAACCATGCGTTGGAAATTGTCGTCCATATTCTCTAACTGGTGTTGCAGGTGGCCGCTTTGTAGCGATTGAATGTAATCAGCCATTGATTTGGCTTCGATCCCAAGTGTTCCGTAGCAGTAGTCGGTGATGAGATTTTGATTGACAGCCCACTTGATTTTCTGTTTGGTGGCGTGTCTTTTGACAGCCTCCTCAAGCCCTGACCGCTCTCGGTTGTCGATGTAAAGCACCTTCTCAATCATCCTTTTCACCCTCCTTTGAATTGACAATCAGTTCTTCCAATTTGGCTCGGTTCAGCAGATCGGTCACAAGCATGGCCCATCGGGGGTCGCCCGTTAAAGCAACGGTTTCACCTTGTTGGCAAACATCGAAAGCACCGGGCATATCCTCGCTCTCGCGGAAGCCCCACATCGGTTCATCCATTCCAAAGTCAGCCCATGTGAATTCATTCTGCATGGCTCTTACCTCTTCAACATCCTTCTCGACTTGCTTCATCTTATCGCTGATTTCAGCCATCTTCTTCTTGCGTATTTCATCCAATTCATCCGTCATCTAATCACCATTTTTCAATTGAGAATTTCAACCCTATTTTTGTAATTTTCCAATTGGAAATTCAATTTTTCAATTGGAATATCAGACACCCCCTGTGCCGTCATAGAAAGGACATTTACCGATGCAATATCCCTTCGCGTAAAGCGTGCGACAAGAAGGGGTCATGTAGTGACTCCCAACACTGTGCTTAACATTTTGATGAGTTATCTCCTCATTGTAGTCAGACCATTTCAAATCCTTGATGAAGTTACAGATCGAGGCTACGATACCATCGTTGCTCGTTTGTGATGATTGAGGGGGACGTGCGAAAGACCGAAGCCGGTCCTGAAGGAACATGGTGAGATAGATGCGTGCCTCATGTGGAGGATTGCCACCCTCCTCACAGGCCGCAGCAGCCAAGCAAGGCAGCACAGAAATAGACCCAATGCGCTTCATATCCACGTCCACCTTCTCGGCCTCAAAGGGGGTTGCAGGGTCACGCTTCTTCACGTCCAAATGTAACCCGTGTTGCCCATAGAGATTCATGCCCCCGTGCGGCTCGACAGCCCGTGACAAGATTTCCTCCCAATCACCCTCAAGGTCACTGGTTTGAAGCGGCATACCCCATAGGCCACGCTTGAAATTGTATGTGTTAGGAATGCGAATGTGACGGTCAGGGCGGAATGACACGACTGGATCGAGCGTGGATAAATCCCACTGCTTGACCCAACCGTCAATCATACGCCGTCCAGTGACGAATAAATCGGATAGGCTTTCCTCGGGATAGTGCGTCTGATCGAGATTGACCCAAATGTGGACGCCACCGCCTGTGAACCACATGGCGTGTTTCCACCCGTTAGAGAGCAAATGATGGTGCAGGGCCAATACTTCCCGCAGACAACGATTCCCTGCCTCTCGCGCCGTGTTAGAGGGTGTTTTGGCCCGTTCGTAGTCCATATCAATGACGAAGTGTGGGACAATGGCTGTGGAATACTCACCACGATTGCCTTTTGGCTTCAATTGTTGGAAGCCATAGACGGTGGTTGTCAGGTCATCAGCACCGTTGGTGGCCTTGACGTAATGCTGCAATTCGTCCATGTTATGCACCACTTTCCTCTTTCGCATATCCACTTCACGCGGGAAATGTCGGAATATGTGCGCCATGTTTCATCACCAATCAAAGAGGCTTGTCTGTGCCCGTTCCTCACGCACTTGTTCTTCCTTTTCCTCAACCCATGTTTCAATTCGATTGCGAGCGATTTCGATGTAGTCCTCTTCACGCTCAATGCCTATGAAATTGAAGCCCTCGACACAGGCGGCTATGCCCGTTGTTCCACTTCCCATGAATGGATCGAGAACGACACCGCCGGGTGGTGTCACAAGACGGCATAGATATTTCATCAAATCCACCGGCTTGACGGTGGGGTGGTGGTTTTGTTTCTCGTTACTTCTCTCATTCCCTGAACCCGTGAGTATTTTCCCACCATCAAGTGATGATTGATTACGACCCATTTTTTGTGGTTCCAATTCCTCACAACCCTTGTTGCGCTCGGACTTGCTCGCCTTCGGACAATAGAAGAAGCGTGATTCTTCGCCAAGCATAGCACCGGCCTCTTCGTCAAGAATGACGTTAGCGGGCCAACGCTCTTGTCGCACTTCACTCTCTTTTCTTTCTTTTGTTCCTCCCTCAAACAGACTTGTTCCTCCAAAACCTGCCCCTATTGAAGTTTTCACTTCTTCATCGGATGGAATACGGCACCCATCAATGTTCATGGCCCCTGTGCCGTGTTCAAGCACGTTCTCGGCCACTGTGCCCTTGAAGGGCTTGCGAGCCACTACGATAGGCTCATGGGCGGGCTTGAGGGCCGTTCCCCAACCTTCCCATTGTTTAGCGGGGTCAGTGCCGTGATCAAAAACAATTTCCGCACGCTTCTCGGCTTGAGAGCCGACTTGTTTTGCGAAATCCTTCCCGCCCGATCTGGAATGTGTAATTGAACCCACCACGTTACCCTTGACATTGAAGGCGTCAAAGATTGGTTCCATTTCAGACCATTCTTCAGCAATCAATTTCATTTGTTCCTCGGATGGCTGCGTGATTCTATCTCGCTTCCCTTCAATCCAATTCCAATTTGTTGAACCGTTGCAGAATTTGTCATCACATTCCTTGATTGTCATGCCTCTTTGAAGGCGAGCCTGTTCCAGTGCTTGCGCCATTTCAACAAGGACGGCAGAATCGCCACCGAGTTTGTCGATGGCCTTACTGACGGAATGTGATTTTGGAAAGCCCGACCCATACAGCCACATGATTTGGTCACGGATTTCAAAGCCCGCATCCTCAATGTTCACCACCATTCGGTGATAGGTCCGTGAACCACCAAAAGCAAGCAGATAACCCCCCGGCTTCAAGACTCGGTATGCCTCTTCCCATATCTCAACAGGAGGGACGCCGGAATCCCATTTCATACCCATGAAGCCACCTGCCCCATTCCCCGTTCCAATTCTTGCCCTGCCGTATGGCGTTTCATTACTTGCGCTTGCTGCCCCACTGCCACCCCGCTTGTTTTGGGTCAATCCATACGGGGGGTCGGTGACGATAGAATCCACGCTGTCGTCCTCCACCCTCTCCATGACCTTGAGGCAATCGCCCTGAACCAATTCGTAACTCATCAGTAGTCCTCCAAGACGTTGGCGTAGCGCGGGCAGAATTCCTTGAGGGCACACCACGGATCGCAAAGGCGTGATTGCATAGAGGCAGAAATCAAAGGGAACATGGACCCGTCACCGTCGCCCTTGTAGCGACGATAATTGCGAATGAGATTATGCACATCAGCCAACATCAGGCCAATTTCCTTGACGCGCACTGGTTCAACGTAACGGAATACTTGGGCATCCTCGCTATCGGTGCCCTTGACCCCTTTCGTGTGGTCCCAACCCCAGTGTGTGACTGGTGTTGAAGCATCCATCTTGCGTAGCATCCATACATAGAAGGCCATTTCCTTTCGCATGGATTCATACTTGTATTTGGTGTCCTTCCACAGTCCGGTTTTCAATTCGTGAACGTGTAGTGAGCCGTCAGGGTTGGTGAATATACGGTCAATAATGCCCGTGAAATGCACTGGTTGTGACACACCATCGACTTCAATATCCATGATATGATCAACCACCAATTCATTTCCAGTCGGGAGGAAGTTTTCTGGATCGGAACCTAAGAATCTCTCCACTTCCACCTTTCGCCACCTGTCAAGGTGCAAATCTTCATCCAAATAGAATGAGTCTTGAGCGGAACGGATTTCAGGTGGTTTGGGAAAACAGCGTTGGAAATACCTGTCAAGTTTGAGCATATCTTCTGCTGCCTTCGCTTCTTCAATATCCACGCGGTCATAGAATAATTCCACTGAATCGTGAACATTGGTTCCCCGAAGCATATTGTCGTTCTGTGGTTCCTTCATACCCACAATGCGCTTGATGAAGCCCTGCTGTTGGCAAAACCCGAAGTCAGACAGCAGCGACGATTTACTCATACGGAGAATGACATTATCCGGCATTTCGGGGTGCCAGTGATAGCAGGAGAATAAATCGTCGTGCCCCTTCACTGGGATTGGACGTGGTGCCCGATGTGTAATCATCAATTCCACCAGTCCTGCGGCACCGCACCATCAGCGTTGGGTTCTTTCCATCCCATCGCCTCAAAGATGAGGCTAACTGGTGCGATAATCTGCTTCTGTATTATCGTTGTGTAGTCCAAGTTTATTTTCTCTAATTCCTCGGACGTTCTGAATGCTTCGATGCCCTTTGTCGAATAGACGTGAGGCACCCCATCTCTTATCACAAACGGTTCACGGGGGTTGGTGTCATTGTAGCGTTTCGCTGCACCTTGAAATCCTCCCTTGTTCCCGTATGCCTCCGGCTTTTTGCCCAAGCGTGAACGCATCACCAATGCTTCGCGTTTGACTGTGGTTCGCACAGATGCGATCCACGAATTCACCAATTCGCGTATGTCGTCCTCACTTGCACCCTCCTTGCACATACTGATGAATGCCGTTTCCTGAATGCGCTTCGTGATTTCAGCGGCATTGGACTTCTTCAATTCAAAGCCGGTGCAGTGCAAGCCTTCTTTGGGCCAAATGACCCACCCGAAGTTTCGATTCTTGACCTCATCGTGGGCCACCCAATGCAGCATGAGTTTTTCAAATTCGACAATGAATTTATCGGTGTTCCATTCATCCTGTATGGTTTGTGTTAAACGCTCGGCAATTTCGTGACCATCAGCGTCACCAATGGCGATGTATGCGCTGTCGGTGTGAGCGGCCAATGGGGTGTAGCCCATCTCCTCACATATTTCCATCAAGCGTTTCAGCAATTCACGGCCAACATAGGTGATAGTGGAGGCAACAGTTAGATCGCTCTCGCCGTGCCCTGTGTGTCCCATGAGGCCATACACTGACGCAGCCGCCCGCTTGAAGGCCAATTGAAGGGTGTTAAATCCGGCGTATTCACTGCTCTTGGGGTCGTGGTTTTTCATTTCCTGCTTCGCTGCGTTCCTTGCGTCGGCCAAGTCAATTTGCAGTTCAGGAAGAACACCGATTTCGGACTGTTCCCAAAAGGTGCCGTTCTCCAACGCCAAGATATTGTCTGTCATCGGCACCCAACATTCCCCGTCCTTCCCGCGTAGCGTTTCAGGACTGATGTTGTGCCCCTCTTGGATGGCGGCATAGTGCGCCCTGAAGTCGAATACAGCCACCATATCGTGACGACCACCCACCGCATTGGGAATGTAGCCCCCTCCGTATGATTCGTGCTTCTGCTTCTTGTTGCCTGTGGGTGCTTTCCACCATGCCCGCCGTCGCAACAATCCTCTTGCGAAGCGGCTCACGGTGAATACAGATGAGAAGGACACGCCGCAGACCTGCTGCAACGCCATGAAGAAGCGGGTGACGTGATACTCTCGGTCCAGTCGATCCGTGCCGATTATGTCCTGCCTGTGATAGTCAATGAATTTGTCAAAGTGATTGAGCCACAGGTCATGGTGGCCGTCCACAATGCAATTCCCCTCCTCGTCAAGCAATTCAGGGTCATTCTCAAAATCAATCTTATGCCATTCAGGGTTGTTCGGGAATGCCTCTTTCAGCACAGAACCAAGACGCCGATCACCCAATTGCCCTTTGCCGCTATCTTTCCACACACGCTCAAAGCCATGATTTCGATCAGCCAAGTCAATGGTCATCCGGCCCAGTATGACCTGTGTTCCGTCCTCGTAGTAGCCACTGCGCGGAAGGTGCTTCATTGGTGGTGAATGGCTGACGGATGCGATGGGGGAAATCCAATCCATGCTCAAATCGTGATGCTTGAATCGTTCATACAATTTCGGCCAGTCAGCACGATTGCCGGACCATGTGGTGATAACGTCCGGATCAAGAAGGTTGAATGCGTTCGCAAAATCCTCAAGCATCTCCTTTTCATTGGTGAAATAGGATGAATACATATTCGACTCAATTCCTTTTGCATCCATTGTAATGAGTTCATTCCAAGCATTTGGATGCCAAGACCATTGGTGAACCTGCTCACCGTCTGTGGTGTAACCCATAGCGGTGATTGCGCCATCCTCATTCCATTCCATATCGAAGCCACCGGCACGAACGGTGTTGGAGAACCAATCAGGCATTGGCTGTTCGCCGCTCGGTTCTGTGAAGGTGTCAATGGCGAATCTATCGGGGAAGTGCATATCGGCCTCCCATGTTTCCTCCGCCATATTCCTCATGCGCTTGACATCTTCAGGCATAGGGGCATAGATTTGTAGCAATTCTCGACCATCTTTGGCCTCGGCAAGACCGCCAGTGCCCCAACCATCGAAATTATCATCATACAACGCCGACAGGCGTTCAGTATTCAGATTCTCAACGAAGAAGTAAGGTCGGAAGTCATCAACGATGCGTTCCATCACTTCGCCGTCATCATTCCTGTATCGCACATAGATGTGCTTTCCTTCTCCGTCAGCCGGATCGAATGCGTCAATAATCACTTATTCGCCCCCGACTCTTGCCGGGGTGATACGACCAATGTTTGACCATATCCAGTGTCCGTCCCAGTCGCTTCTTGGCGAATGAGGAAGGGTGCGTGATTCCCTCCATGAACATGGACTTCTCCCACACCCGGCATAGCCTTGAGAGCGTCCATTAACCATTGACCGAACCAGTTAATCACGGGTTCGTCTGAATCGAATGTGCTGTTGTGTTCTATCGAACGATCCACGCGCACACTGTCGCGCTTCACACTAAGGGTCAGTGTTTCGTCACCAACCTCCACGCAATAGAGAGAGCCGGATTGAATGGCTTTTCCTGTATTGCGTAATTGCTGAAATGCTTCAGCGTCGAATTCCAAGTGATAATCGAACACACCACCTTGACCGAAGGTTTTCCAGTCGTCTGCTTCAGCCGCTTCAATGAAGCCGCTGATGACTTCAACACCTGCTTGGGATGCAGGGTTGGTCACAGAAGGAATGCTGAAGGTGGATTGGGGGCCGGACACGGTGATAACATCGTCCGTATAGGACAATTCGATTTCGTCGCCTCCCTGCCCACATTCACCAATCAATGAAATGAATGTAGCCAATTGACCGATTGGAATGTCACCTGCTTCGATACATTCACCCTCATTTGCTTGATAGCGAGTCCACTTGTGGATGTAAAACATCTTCTGCTCGGTCCCTGCGGCCTCTATGCCCTCTTCAGTGATGTTGAGGATTAGATCGTCCATATTGAATCCCTTGAGGAAATGGCGCAATCGACCGTATGAAATGCGACAGCCGGTCATTCAATCACCCCAAAGGTGCCTTGAGCCATGCCCGGTGTCCCGAACCATTCGCCACCGTCAGGGTTGCGCTCAAAGATGACCCAACGCTCCGGCGTGTTCAGACTCGTTCGACGCCATAGGAGGCGACCATAGGCACGCGAAATGCCTGTCAATTCCCCGCTGTCATCGCGCTCATCTTCAATTTCAGTGCAAATCAATTGCTGCAATTGGCCCTCGGTATCCTTGAGCCATGCAGGTGAAGCACTACCGCGAATCTCGTTACCGCTTGAATCGTAGTCAGACTTTGTGTGCGTGATTGGATAACAATGCACACCCAGTCGGCACAATTCACGGAGAAGATGGAAGGCTAATTGATAGCGAATCTTTCGCAGGTTCCAATTGAAGCGACTTACGGACTTCTTCTTCTCGCCGCCCTTTTCGCGCTGACGAAGGAATGCCGCTGCATCGATCCCATCGTGACCCAATTCCAAATCCTCAATCTTCATCAGGGTTTCACAGATATGTTGCCATTGGTCGCAGCCGTCAAAGATAACGGTTTTGAGATAGGTTGGAGGCATAGTGCCGTTCTTCTGTCGGTATTCGACTTGGAATTCGGCTTGAGCCACAGCCCCTTTGAGAATGTCAATGGTCTGTTGGAATGTAGCAGGGAAGTCGTATGTTTCACGACTCTCCCCATATTGAACGATCCACGGATTGAGAACCAAGATGTGATGGGCCTTATCTGCATGGTGAGCAGCGCGTGTGGACGCACCGCCCATATCGAAATCAACGTGAATGACTTCAGCACCATTTTCAATGTCCTCCTCGGATAGACTATCCATACAAATTCCAGTCTTACCGGACTTTGGAGGGCCGTATATGCCGCAAAGAATGTATTCTTGATCAATCACAGGTGCATTTCTCGCTGATTGCAGCATTCGTTGGATCGATGGATTAAACGCCATGACTGCATCATTGAATTCAGGTTCAGGCACCATTCGTGGTGGGGCATCATCGGATACAATGACCGTGCGACTGTCAGGGAATGCCTTCTCCTCGCCTTCATTCAAAACCTCGATTGGTCGAGGAGGAGGGGAAGATACCTTCAACACCGGCTGTTCCGGCTTCTTGACGACCTTCTCGGCCTTCTTCGCCTTGACAGGCTTCTTTTCCTCCTTCGCCTTCTTGGAAGGCTTTGCAGCCACCTTCGTTGGCTTAGAAGGCTCGTAATTGCCCTTCTTGGGCGTGAAAGAGTCAAGGAAGCCTGTTCCTGCCATCAATTGTCACCATCCATACCGAATCCGCTCAAGTTACCGAGATCGTTGCTTTCCTCGCTCGGACGCTTTGCAGGAATAGACTTCTTCGGCACCGCATAGATACCTTGAGCCTCAATCTTCACGATGTCATCACCTTCTTGGTTGGTGTATGAATCAGTGCGACCCACGACATAGATGCGAGAGCCGTTGGTGAATGGAAGCCATTCTCCGCGTAGCAGAACATTCATGCCGTTGTGGTCATCGTGTAAAGGACCGCTAACACCAATGCCGATAGCAGCGTTTGGATTCTCACGGCGTAGTGATTGATTGCTGATAGACAACCAGTAGTCACGTCCCGTTGGATCCCACTGCTTCTCACGGCCTTCGTGATTGATATTCTGCACGTTGCCGACAACACAGGTGATTGGGCCGTCATAGCGTTGATTGCCGTTTCTGTCCGTATAGGATTCTTTGCGACCATCGAAGTGATGGGAGAGTAAATCTGACAACGGGCACATAGCCATCGTAGTCAAGTATTGGGTTGGATCGAAGAATTTCTCAACAGCCTCCTTGTGATTATCAGACACCCAAACCAAACCATAGGTTACGTTGGTGTTGCCCACAGTCAGGGTTGGGCCACTGTCGTTCCAACCATCAGGGTCAAATTTGCCCTTCAGGGTAATTGGTGTGAACATCTTCCAATTCATTTCGGCTGCATCCCACGCACCTTCAAGCAGGATAGTCATTGGGCCTTCGTCCAACAATTTGTCCTTCAGGTTGCCGTGAAAAATCCACATGGACTTGAGAGAGTATGCCATTTGAGGCGTCTTGTCAGGCTTCAGCATAGCAATCGACAATTTCTCATTGATTGGGATAACCCAATTTGGAGAAGTGTCTGCTGCCTCGTTCGACACATACAGCCCATCGGAATGCTCAACGCGCCACACATCATTCTGCGTGTGCGCCCGACCAATCCCAGTGTGCTTGCCGTTGTAAGTGAAGCCATTCTTGATTGCTGTTCCAATGTCAGCCGTAGCGACATCAATAGCCATCTCACGCTTTCGGGTCATCAAATCAAGACGCTTGGTGAAGCCGACAACCATACCGACCCATTCTTCGCCCGATCCACCGCCACCGCCACCACCGCGTGGTGCGCTCGCTGACACGAATTGGTCTGCGTAGTGGTTGTAGTCATCATCAATCAAACCGTCTGCCTTTTGTCCGGCATCATCCCACATTTCGGGGAAGATTTCGGCCATCCATGCACCGAAGGAGGCTTCTGCCTCTTCTCGGCCAATGCCGAGTATCTTCGCTGCTTCATCCAAACATTCGTTTCCTATCATTCTTGCTTCATTCATTTTACATTCCTCTTTTTCTGTAATCTCCAATAAGTGCATGGAGGAATAGGAGAGTCCCTGCGGTCCAGTCAGGGGAACGTGCGGCCCATAGTCCGAGGACGCACAGGTGGGTTAGGGTATGTTTAGCATCTGACTCATTGTTTTCGTATGCGTCAGTAATAGCACGGTGGAATGCGTCAATGATTTCCTCGCGGCTCACACCCAGTCTTTCGACCTTCGCGGCGAGTCCCATTGTTTCATCCCACCGATTTTTGAGGACCGCACAGTATAGATCGTCAATCGCCATCAAATCATCGTGCATCACTTCATCCAACGCCAAATCATCTGTTGGATCACATAACTGCAAGGTCTTGAGGCAAGCCCTCAAGTCACCGCGATGCTTACGAATTAGATTTGGAACAGAAGCAATCCATTCACTTGGGAATCCCTCTTCATGGATGACCACAGACAGGAATGCGTCGGCCTCATCAACAGTAAGAGCAGGGAAGGAATATGCGGGCAAACGTGAACGCAGCGCAGGTCGAATCTTTCCAATTGAGTTACAGGCCAGTATCCACATTGTGTGTGTGCCTGTTTTTTCGATGATTGAGCGCAGTGCGTCCTGCGTATCGCGGGTGAAACCATCTGCCTCATCCACAAAAATAATCTTGAATTTAGAACCAACGGCCTTTTGCTCGGCCAATGGCTTCAATCGTTCACGCACAAATTGAATTCCTCTATCATCCGAACCATTGAATTCATGGTAGTTTTCGGTGAATCGATCTCCGAGAGCATCCCTCGCAAGAGCGCGTGCGCCACTACTCTTGCCTGTGCCGGATGGCCCATATATGACGATGCCGCTTATGCGAAGTGTGCCCGCCACGAACCACCCTGAAGCATCTTTCTTTAGATTGTCAAGCCCGACCATGTGTTGTAGTGTATCAGGACGATACTTGAGCCACAATTGAACAGGCTGTTCTTCGGGTTCATCAGGAATTTGGACTTTCATATTATTTGCCTCCTCGGATTGTGGCGGAACAGGGGGTGGTGTATAAGACTGGTGGTGTCATACATTCGCCCCCTGTTCCATAGCCAATAGGCTCTCGGTGTCCTCTTTAGAATGTTTATTGTATAGCGTTGCTTTATCATGGATGAGCCATTTGAAATCTTTCTTGTGAATGCGACTTGCGACCCGCCGCATGAAGGATTCATTCTCCAATAGGCGGTGTGCCCATGCGCCCTCACTTCCTCGCAATCCAAATGCACGGAGCAAAGTGCGGGGTAAGTTACCCTGTCGCTTTTCAGGGAATTTGATTTCGACACGCCCGCCCGATCCATTGTGAGCGAATGCAAGAATGCTGCAAAGCAAATCATCAGGCACCTTTTGGATTAACTCACGGATTGCGAAATCAATGACGTTATTTCCGGGGTATGTCAATTGCATGACAGTCACCAAATATCTTCTATTTGTATCTGATTTATGCAGTGCCCTCGCCACCCGCAGCCGGTCCCATTCTCGCGTGTGCATTAACATCACATTGAAGATTCGTTGTTTTTCATCCTCTATGCCGGGGGGCGTCCCGTCAGCATTGGGGCACACCAAGAACGGATCGGGCATTTCTGCCTCTTCTTCATCCTCAAACAGTGCCATTATCCAATACCTCCAAAATTGAAATTACGTCCTCATGCTTTCGTAGCGTCACAAGGCGTCCGACGAGGGAGGACACAGCCCTTAATCCTTGAGGCTCTTTTGTGAATTCTGCATACGGTGTGAGCAATCTCAACAACCGCGTTAGGTGTTCCGGCTTCGTATATCGGTTCTGCGTGGGCAGTCCATGTTTCGTGAGGAATTGTCGAACGTCATTGGGAATTGCTTTGCGGCCAAATAGATCGCATTCAGCACGGATTTGATACCCAGTCTGATTCTTGCTCGTCAAGCGACAGGCAATCCTCATGCGCGTGTTCTGCGCGATGAGTAGTAGTGTCAAGTCGTCCTTCTCCATTAGCCGATCACCTCTTCGTGTCGGCAATCAGGATTGGAACAGCGGAATTTTCCGACCTCCTTCTTGGAGGCACGGACGGACACCATAGGGCGTTCCATAGGGCGGTAATCAATCATCTTGAATCCCTCTTGTTTGCATTCGGGGCACTTCATTCCGGTGCCTCCCATATCCAAAACCCGTTGTGGTCGTATCCATACCAACCACTTGCCTTTCCTTCTTCGCGTGGCCTCCACGAAGGCCAGTAGCGCACCTTGCGGCAATTGTCGCACATCGTTCCTGACGGACGAATGCCTCGGCGGAAGCGGCCACAACCAACGCAATTGCGCCCATTGAATTCTTTGGTTCGTTTGACACCAAAGGCGAGGGGATGGTCCCACGGCGGAATGCGTTCTTCATCAGTCATTTAATCACCAATCCGTAATTTGTTCCAGTGACTTACTTCGCTGTGTAACGCCCGTGAGCCTTTTTTCTATCAATGGAACGTATTCAGAATTCAATTCGCACAGTATAGCACGCCGACCAAATTTCAAGGCGACAAGTGCTGCGGTCCCACTTCCCGCAAATGGATCGAGAATGACACCCCCTTCAGGACAACCTGCAAGAATGCAAGGCTCAATCAATTCAGGGGGGAACGTAGCAAAATGCGCCCCTTTGTATGGCTTCACAGGAACGGTCCAAACATCACGTCTTGTGCGTTTCCCTTTGCCATCTGTGGTCGGCTCTTTGATGGCTTCGTGGTCAAAAAAATACTTCTTCGACTTGGTGAGAAGGAAGATGTATTCATGTGCCCTTCCGCATCTGTCCTTCACGGATTCAGGCATAGGGTTGGGCTTCGCCCAAACGATGTCATTTCTTACCCACCATCCATCATCCTGAAGGGCTATCGCTAATCGGTGTGGTAACATCATCAAATCTTTCGGTTTGATCGTAGCGTGTTTGCCGTCCTGTGGGCGAGTAAGTCCCTTTCCACCTATTGCATTATGGTGCGATTTCTGCAAGTGCTTATCATTTCTTTTGCTTTGATAATCAGCATTGTTATGGCCGCTCTTTCCTTTGCCGCCCCAGTAAGTATCACCGATATTCAACCAAAAGGTGCCTGTTGGCTTCAATACCCGTTTTACTTCCCTGAATATCTCAACAAGATTAGCAACAAACATTTCAGGAGAAGGTTCTAAGCCCAATTGCCCGAACCATGCCTCACACTTCACACAATAACAATGCTCGGAAGGCATATCGCGTTTTCCTGCCCCCTTGTTTGTGGTCTGTTTTCTCCCTGCTGAACCTCCGTCATTAGATCGGCGTTGATGTGTGATAATTGCACCTTTTTCATGCTCGCAATCAATATCACCACCCCACCAACGACCTTCATTTTCATAATTTCGGAGGCCGTAGTATGGCGGTGAAGTGATGCAAGAATCAATTATTTCGTCCTCCATTTCGCGTAACTTCTCTAAACAATCACCGAGATGTAAAGTGACACCATCAACAGAAAGACCAGTCATTCCTCCTCACCACCCATCAGCCATTCGACTTCCTCAACAGGCACAACATCGGATATGCCCGCGTTATTGACAATGCCTTCAATCGAACCTTGAATGATAATTCCTCGTTCGCCGTATTCTGCGAAGTGAACCTGCACATCAACGAATGTCGGGTTCTCCATCAAGAGCAATTCGCCCTCAACAGCCTGTCCCTTGACAGTCATTTTCGCCAGTGTCTTTTCCAAATCGGACGATCTATCGGTGTTCCCGCATGGAATGTCGCCCACTTCATAGTAGCCGTCGATTCCATCACGGGCGGCTACACGCCATGAATTGAGCGTCAGCCCGCGTCCTGCATCGTGACGCCATACGCCGCCAATCAGTCTGAATATATCCCCTGTGGCTTTCGTGCTGAATCGGACGACCTCTTCGCGGCTGTTGGTGTATGACACGGGGGCGCGTGCATTGTGGATGAAGCACAAGCCATTCTTGGGTGCTTTCGCCTTCAATTGTGCGACGTTTTGCACCCATTCCATTGGCTTGATGAACACATCAGCCAAATTTTCCTCCAACCACAGCCTTCTTTCGTTGAATGGTGCGTCTTGAATGGAATCGTGAGAATACAATACGTCCACAATTTTCAGTGGGTATTCGGATTGCGGCACCCG